GAATTTAATATGAATTTAAACTATTACCAGCAACCACAGGGTTATAGTTTTATTCAATACGCCAAGGTCGCAGCTGATGAAAACTTTAGGCGCGTAGTGCCATCAGGCGCAGCTGTAGGTGCTGATACAAAGACAGCAACCTACGTTAATACTGCAAGCGTTCGACAAGCGGCGATGATTTTGGCCGTAGATATATGGCAGGCCAGACAGGTCAGCTCGACAGGTGGAGTAAGCCCAGACGGACTAAATTTTAATCCGTATCGCATGGGTAACAGCATGATTGGCAAAGTACGCGGCCTATTAGCCCCGTACGCTAGCCCGAATAGCATGTGTGGATAGATGCCTACCGCAGCTATTACAACCTTGCGTAGCACCATCGCAACGGCTTTAACCAATAACGGCGTATGGTCAGTGTTTGCCTACCCGCCAGCGACAATTCTGGCTAACAGCTGCGTGGTATTACCGTCAGACCCATATCTCACACCTAGCAATAACAGCTACATAACTATTTCGCCTATGGCTAATTTTAAGATTTTGCTAACCGTGCCCATGTTTGACAATCAGGGCAACCTGCAGGGCATTGAGGATTTCATCGTTGCGGCTTACACAAAACTAGCTGCATCTGATCTTGTATTTAATATAACCAGCGTTAGCGCGCCCGGGGTATTAAATGCTGATAGCGGCGACTTGCTTACCGCTGAGTTCACCATATCCATACTATCGAGCTGGAGTTAAACCATGTCATACACAGATGAGGATATTGCCTTCTTAATCAAAATTGGGCAGATCACAGAAGCACCAGTAAAAGAAACAAAAACCAAAGCACCCGTAACCGAGAAAATCGAGGAATAAACAAATGGCCGTATATTTAAATAATACAGTCGTTGTAACTCTTAACTCAGTAATACTTACTGACCATGTTACATCGGCAACTATCAACCGCGTATTCGATGAACTCGAAGTAACTGCTATGGGCGATACAGCTCATAAGTTCGTTAAGGGTTTAGAAGCAAGCACAATTACTTTAGATTTCCTAAGCGACACAGCAGCAGCAAACGTGAACGCAACCCTGCAAGCCGCGTGGGGTACAACAGTGCCTATTACACTAAAGCAGACAAGCGCAGCGGTATCAGCTACTAACCCGCTATACAGCACAACAATCCTTGTAAACAACACAACCGATATTAACGGTGCTGTTGCTGACATAGCCACACAATCAATTACATTTACTTGTAATTCACCAGTTGTAATTACTACTACCTGATAAAAACAAAAGGGGCTAAAGATGGCAAAGTTAAAAGTAACAAAAATAGATGGCAACGTATCTGAACACCAGATAACACCATCGATTGAGTACGCGTTCGAGCTGTACGCAAAGAAAGGCTTTCATCGCGCTTTTCGCGAGGATGAAAAGCAAACCGATGTGTACTGGTTAGCGTGGGAATGTTTAAGAGCTGCTGGCGAAACCGTGCCAATTTTCGGGGCAGAATTCTTAAAGACACTTAAAAAGGTTGAGGTTCTGGATGATGACCCGGAACTATAGGGCGTGACTCGTTTACTTACTTGATCGCACGGATCAGTTTGGAAACGGGAATACCGCCCAATGATTTAATAGCACTAGATAGCAGGATGTTTAAAACATTAATGCAGGCGATGAAAGACAGGAATAAGGAGATAAAAGATGCCAGTACAAGTAAAAGGCGGCATTGAACTCCGTAAAGCCCTAAAGAAATTTACGCCTGATCTAGCTAAAGAAACGCAAGCAGAAATGGCTAGTTTGCTCAAGCCTATTTCATCTAAAGCTAAAGGTTTTATTCCACGCCAAGCACCCCTATCAGGCTGGGGTAAAGAATCTATTAATGGCAAATTTCCATTATGGGAAGGTTCAGCGGCTAGAAGCGGCGTAGGTTATAAGACTACGCCTAGCAAGCCTAACCGCCAAGGCTTTAGAGCATTAGCGCGTATTCAAAACGCATCTGCATCAGGTGCTATTTATGAAACCGCTGGCCGTGTAAGTCCTAATGGCCGTGAACAGGGTGCTGCATTTGTTGTCCAGTTACCGGGTCACAAAGATTTTGGTAAAAATAAAGTAGGTGCTAATAAAGGCCAAGGCCGTAGCCGTAACCCACAAGCAGGCTACATATTTGTACAAGCTATAAACCAATACGGCACTATTGTAGATGCCAATAATCAAACAGGCGCAGGCCGTAGATCACGCAAAATGAAAGGCCGCGCAATCTTTCGCGCATGGAAAGAGGACGGCGGCAAAACTAACGCAGCTGTCATTAAAGCGATCGAAATATCGCGAGATAAGTTTAACAAGGCTGTGGGGTATAACTAATGGCCGTTGATCCATCAGTGAGAATTGATATTGCCGCTGAGTTCACCGGCAAAAAGGCATTCAAGCAAGCAGATACAGCTACACAAAAACTTACAAAAAGTGTTAAGTCCTTAGCTGGTGGGTTAGGCTTGGCTTTTGGTACGGCCGCTGTACTCAACTTTAGCAAAGCAGCAGTTAAAGCCTTTGCGCAAGATGAGGCAGCAGCAAAAAGATTAACCCGTGCCGTAGATAATCTTGGCATTGGCTTTGCTAATCCTGCCATTTCTAAATATATTGCCGATCTTGAAAGATCAGCTGCTATTGCCGATGACATTTTGAGGCCAGCATTTCAGGGGCTATTAACCACTACGGGATCATTGACCCAATCACAAAAGTTATTAAACGATGCTATAACTATTAGCCGTGCATCGGGTATTGACTTGGCCACAGTTTCAACCGATCTTGCCCGAGGTTATGTAGGTATTACTAAAGGCTTAAAAAAATACAACACAGGACTTACAACAGCTGAGATAAGTTCAATGTCTTTTGCTCAAGTTTTAGGCGTAATTCTTACAAGGTCTGCAGGCGCAGCTGATGATTACCTTGAAACAACTCAATTTCGTATGGATTCTCTAGGCATCGCAACAGGCAACGCAGCCGAAATTATTGGCGGCGGTTTAGTTAATGCTTTTGCGCGCATTGGTGGTGGTACAGAGGCAACCGATGCTGCTAAGGCTATTGAAACTATTGCCAAAGCTATTGCAACTACTACTGAAGTGGCTGGCGGTTTAATAGGCGTAATTCCTAATTTACTATCTACATTAAAAAATCTGCCAAAAAATATTCTTGGTGGAGTTGCGGGATTATCACCAAATTTACGACCGGCATTAACTAAGCCGACCCCAACTCCTGTTAAAACACCTGTACAACTAAGTGCAGAAAAACAAGCCAAGGCATTAGCAAAATTAGAAGCTGATGCTATTAAGCGACAAAAAGCATTAATAGCTTTACAAAACAAACAAACCGCTGCGGCAAAAAAGGCTGCTGCTGATCAAGCCAAACTTTCTAAAGCGCAATCAATTTTTAATTTAGATCAGATCCAGATTGAAGCTGCGTTAAAAGGCAAGATTTCAGAGAATGAAAGACTGCGCCTAGAATTACAGCGTGCCATCCTTAATGAAGATTATGATCTTGCTGCCAAATTACAGAAAGAATTAGAGGCATCCCAGCGGGCTATCGGTGCTTTACAGGGGCAACTACAGAGCATTAAACCAGCCGCTAATCCTTTTGACTTATGGATAAAATCCTTAGATGAGATTGCACTAATGCTACAAAAGCTGTACGCAGGCGATGGTGGAACAATTAGGCCTTTTATCTCAAAAGACACATCCACAATGACTACAAATCAATTTGTAGATTACGCACAAGAAACTGCTGATGCAGCTACATTGGCTGCTATAGAGGCTGAGAAAACGGCAGCTTACGCTGAAACCTTTGCAAAACTGATGGCTTCTGGCTCTAGCACTTTTGCTGGCTTGGCTTCGGCCGTTGATACTAAATATAATTACAACTTTGGCGATATGAGTGATGTGATACCAACAGGCGGCCAAACAGCTTTCTCAGGCGGCAGCTCAGTTACAGTAAATGTACAAGGCTCAGTATTAGATGGTAATGATTTTGTAGATATTGTTAATAAC